TTCATTATTGGCTGGGAAAGCGCGCGATAGATTTAATGCTTAATAGTCGAGAGCTGTGCAAAGATAAGAAAAAGAGCCGTACAGCGCAAAAAGTCCTAAAGTAGCTTAAGTGCTAGCCGTGGACTACGAATAAGCATTAATGGGTTAGATTCTTAAACAGGCAGCCTGATTGTGCCCTATCCCGGGTTCCGAGAACAAGAGAGAACCGGCGAATAGTACATAACATTAACAGACGAATTGAACGATAGATGTTTCGGAGTGTCAGTAGATTCTATAGTTTGGCTCTGAGTTAGTGGTTAAGAGTTGTTGTACAAAGCGCCGCGCATGAGGAACCACGAGATAGAGGGCTCTTTTTTACCCTTAAATCACTTGCAAAAAACAAGTAAGATTAAAACCACTAAGATATTGACAAAGCCGCGGCTATCCTTTAAACTGAACTTATGAACGATAACTACAAATTACCCAGCTGGATCACTGACGACTACAGCGACAACTTTATCAAAGAGAAACTAGCCAAAGAAGGTGTACAATACCCCTCAATAGAACGAGCACGGGCCAAAGCTTTAAAGCTTTACGAGAAGACTCAACAACCAGGCAACACTATATTAGTAGAAGAAACCGCTGAATAAATCGGCGTTTTTTTGTTTCTCTAAACGCTCCACTCAGCCTGCACTACTACGGATAAACATATAATGCCGTACAAGGCCGTTGAGAGCCTCTACAATCGCTCCAAATAAAAAAGATGAGCCATAACCCATCTTTTAAATTAAATCTTATACAGCGCCTTTAAACACGCCGCGCGGATCCCCTTTAACACTTACAAACCCATCTCTTCATAAGCTTCTTTAATAAAACCACTAATATCATTCTCTTGGTATAGCCTATCAAACGCGCCAAACACTTCAATCTCTTTAGCATCCACTAAATCGATAAGCTTATTAGTAGTCTGAAAAATCTCACTATCTGGATTCTCGAGACCAGCCAATACGTCAGTCCAGCCAATGACCTTGCTCTTACTGGTGAGATAAGGCTTAATAGTCTCGCTATGGTTAACCAGCCAAAAGCCGCGGGTGTCTTTTGATGCTTCAATAGTCTGCTCAAATGAATATACTTGCTTAGTCATTGTTATATCTCCTTCGTTGTTTGACTGTCCGTATGATAGCAAACAAATACACCCGAGTCAACACCTGAAACGCATAAAATCACTACTTCATGCACAATACTTGCATAATACAAGTAATAACACCTATAAATAGCTACAAACCCACAGCAATAACTGCATATAAAAACCGCGGCGATTCCTCTTAATGCTACACAAATGCTTATAATTATATACAAACACCCATAATTACCCATAAAAGCCCAGTATAATACGCCACAAACCCATAATATTGCAGTACACAACGCGCGCGGGCCCCCTCTTTTAATGCTTCCTTAATTGGAATTTTTTATCACTTATACACTTATTATAAGGAATATATATAAGGGAATACGCACTATATTGCTCTCAGGCTTAATATTTGCACAAAAACGGGTAAAAGTAACGCCAAATGTGCCATTTTACCGCAAAATCAACGGTTTTTTGCATAGTTTTGTGCTATCTACCACGCATATCCTATGTACTGCAACCTGTTTAAGCAAAGATTAAACCGTCCTCTACGCCCATTTTATGTCCTAATATATATATCTCACACCCCAAAATACCCCAAAAATCACCCTCAATATACCATATATGATATATTTTAACCCACTTCACAGACAAAATGCAACGAAAATGCCGGGGAAATGAAAATCACCCCTCATTTTATATATCATATTTGATATATTTATACCGAATATGAGATATTTGCCCTATTTTAGCCCCATCTCAGCCAGCCGCTCTGCAACAATCTCGCGCTCAGACTCATATGGCACATAATCAACAGGCCAACTAAAGTCACGCACGCGTACTGGCTTAACTACCTTTGCCAACAGAGCCCGGCGGGCCTTCTCTTCAATGCTTTCTTCTGCTACTTGTACATTAATACGCATGGTTGTTTCTCCTTTATTTCTTAACTGCCCCCAGTATAGCAAACAATTATATATGAGTCAATAAAAATAAGTAGTAGAATAAACAACAATAATACTAGGCCCGACGCTGGGGGTCGTTAACTTCGTAAAAGATATGTTTGACGAAGTAGTGATACAGCCCCAAACATGATATATAACCCATCTCGGCCTAATATCCCTTAACTTCGTAAAATCTGATAACAGTTAACGATGTGCGAAGTAAGCCCCAACTCAACAAAATAAACATCTCATTAAGTTCGTACAATCACCATTTTGCGAAGTATGTGCCCCCAGCCACAAGCCTAGCCGGCGGAAACTATACAAAACCCGGGATATTGCCACAATCTGGGCCTTGCGATATATTGTGCGAATTATGTATGGCAAGCTACCTTGTATAACCTAGAACCCGGAGTGTTGGCCAAGCCCAGCCACCCACATGTGGCGTATGTATGTGTATGTAATTATTTTTTGTTGTTGTGTGTGAGTCAAGTATGTGGTGTGATATATGCGAGGGAGGGTGGGGTATACTAGGCCACTCCCAACGACTATTGTCAATCATTCTAGGGCTCATGATGCATGCTTATCTCATTTTTATACGCCAGTATTTTTTGAAACGTATATACCTCGGGTGGGGGTCGCTAACGCTCAACGCAGATACTTCGTATCAGCTGGGGTATACCAGGCAACTGACAATTACTATCCCCAATTAAAACTAAAAGTATATACTTACCTAGAAAGGAGGCCCGTAATGGCAGAAGAGAAAAGATCAAAGGAATATTGGAGAGAAAGAAAATTAGCTCAACGCGAGGGCAGGACAAAACGTACGAAGAACAAGGATGGCGTGAGTATTAAAAAACGCAATAAAGGTAGGGTTGCTAGCCAATGGACACAAACCGAGCAACAGGAGCAATGGCTCAATTACTATATGGATCCTAAGTCGCCGAGTTATGCAAACGCCTATGCATCAGCTATTAGAGCGGGCTACTCTAGATGGGCCGCTCAGAAGATGGAGACTAAGGATTGCCAAAAGTGGGTCGCCGAGGCTAAAAATATGATGCGCCTTACTCCTGAGCATCTTAAGCAACAACTGCAGATGATTGTTGTAAATGATATATCAAAGGATGCTGATAAGATTAGTGCGATTAAGCTACTCGGTAAGGAGCACAATATGTTTGTCGATAAACAAGTCACCGCGCATGTTGGCATCGAGGAAGCGCTTAAAGAACTGGACAATTTATAATGCAGCAAAAGAAATCCGCGAATCGTAAGCTTATCTATATCTGGGACGAGAACCTAGAGTATTTTAATAAGTTGCCTAACAAATCGGCGACAATTAATCAACTCATTAAAAGGTTGAGACTAAATGGATGATATCAAGCTGACTAAAGAACAGCTCAAAAAGATCAAGGCCATTAAACAGGACTTCTACAAGTTCGCTAAGATGAACCTGTATATTAAGGATAAGTTCGCTAATATTGTGCCATTTGTCCCTAATGAGCCTCAGAAGGCCCTTATAGACTACGTGTTGCTTTGCATTAAAGAGAAGCGGCCCGTTAAGGTTATTATCTTAAAGGCCCGCCAGATGGGCTTTAGCACGGCTGTAGAGGCCCTTTGTTACTGGTGGACGTCTACTAACTTCAACATTAATAGCGTTATCATTGGTAATGATGAGAAGTCTTCTCTTAACCTTTATAGGATGTTTCGTCGTTATTTTGACAATACTAATATCCTATTTAAACCGAGTGTTCGCTATAACACTAAGAGCGATCTTACGTTTGAGAAGTTCGATGAGAACGGCAAACAAATTGGTCTAGGCTCAGCTATTAAGATTGAGACCGCCAAGAATAAGTCCGCGGGACGTTCAGATACCGTTAACTTCCTGCATGCGAGTGAGTTGGGCGCTTGGGAGAATGGCGAGGACTTGGTTGCCTCTCTTATGCAGACAGTGCCAGATGCTGAGGTAATGGATAAACCATCAATGGTGTTTCTGGAGTCTACTGCAGAAGGTCGAGGCAATTACTTCCATAAAGAGTACGTCGCAGCGGTAAACAAGAAGAACAACTACCAACCTTTATTCGCCCCTTGGTGGATTCTTGACACTTACGAGCGAGATGCTACGTTTGAGGACTTAGGCCAATTGAACGATTACGAGTCATTCTTAGTTGATCTGATGCGTAAGGGGCACGAAACGCTAGGCCATAAGTTCGCCGTTAGTGAGGAGTCCATCCCCAGGAAGCTTGCTTACTATAGGCGTAAAGCAAAAGACTTCGCGGCGACTCCTGAGCGTCTACCTCAAGAGTATCCCTCAACGTGGGAGGAGGCATTCATCGCAAGCGGTAAGAACGTGTTCAACCCATTAGCCTTACAGGAAATGGAGAAGGATGCAACTCCATTAGAGGATGTCGAGTATTACAAGATTACCCCATTAGAGGATAGGCCTTATGAGGAATTCGAGCTAGAGCAAATACCGTTTGAAGAGAACGAAACGCCCGATGACTTTACCTACAAGGCACCACTTAAGATTTGGGAGAAGCCCAAGCCTTATAAAGAGTACGTAATTGGCGCTGACGTTGCAGAAGGCCTCAAGGGCGGCGACTTTAGTGTTGCTACTGTTGTAGACATTTCAACGATGGCAGTAGTCGCCAGGTGGCGAGGGCATTGTGATCCCGACAAGTTCGGCGAGATCTTAGGTGCTCTTGGTACGTATTACAATTATGCCCTTATAGGAGTAGAGGTAAACAACCATGGCCTTACAACAGTACAGAAGCTCCGCGATACCTTCTATACAAACCTTTACAAGCGAGATAGAGGCTATGACGAGGAATGGGAGACACCTACCGTTAACCTCGGCTGGAAGACCGATATGCGAACTAAACGCTTAATGATTGATGATCTTATCAAGTTAGTACGCGAGCGCGTGATTAAAGATAAGGATATTGTATTCATTAATGAGGCATTCAGCTACGTGCGCGATGAGCGTGGTAGAATGAATGCAGAGGAAGGCTCTCATGACGATACGATCATGGCGACAGCTATCGCTTACCAGCTATTCCCTTGGGGTGATAATGATATATCAAACTTAAAGGTAGTTTCTACCGCAAAGATGCATAAAATAACCAATGGATGATAAAACACTACTAGAGGTAACCAAGCGCTTTAAAAAGGCGCGGCAGTATACCGAGTCCCACTACAAGAGAACTTGGGCGAATGCGTTCAAGTCTTACAACGGCATTAGAACAATCCGCGGATATGCAGGGCAAGCTGATGAGTTTGTGCCTGAAACCTTCTCGATCGTAGAGGCTCTCGTGTCCTCATACGTTAAAACAAAGCCGCGGTTTAAATATTGGCCGCTACACGAGGAACAAGAACAAAGCGTCGAAGCCTTAAACGGGCTAGTCAACTATTACTGGTCTATCAATAACATGACCGATAAGATGATTAGCTGGATTAAGGATATGGCCTTATACGGTACAGGTATCCTTGCCTTTAGTTGGCTAAAAGATCGGCCACTTATCCAGAATATCCCATTAAACGATTTCTTTGTCGACCCAGCTGCGCGCCATATTAATAATCCGGATGAGCCTGGATACCCACGTTACGCAGGGTATCGCTATCTTACAAGCCTTGAGCAGCTCAAATCTCAAATGGAGGTGGACGTAGAGACGGGTAAGGTAGAGAATAAGTATAAAAACCTTGATAAAGTCACTGCAGCCAACGACGGCGAGGAGATGGATAAGGACATCAAGGAGATGTTAATCGGCTCTACCTACGGGAAAGACGCTATTAGCGAGCAGGTAGAGGTTATCGATTACTGGACTGAAAAGAAACATGTTATGATCGCCAATCGTAGCGTTGTTATCTTAGAGGAGGACAACCCCTATGCCCGAAAAGAGTCTACAAAAGAGCTGCCGATGGATCTAGACGGTGAGATTATCCAGATAAAGGTGAAAATCCCCGCCATTAAAGGCTTTCTACCCTTCGCAGTAGCCCGTAACTACGTTGATACGAGCCTATTCTACGGCAAGGGTATTGCTGAGGTTATTCTGAAGACTCAGGAACTTCTAAACGATACAGCCAGCCAGAAACGCGACAACATTGCTTACGTGTTGAACAACATGTGGCAGATTGAGCCCCGATACCAACACTTAGCTGAACGTATCCAGTCCGCACCGGGCGCTATCTTCCCGATCCCCAAGGGTGCACTTACTCCAATTGAGAAGAACGACATTAGCCCAGCCGCCGATGCCGAGATTAGCCGCCTTACCCAGCAAATGCGTACTGCAGTAGCCGCTGATGCAGCTGTCCAGGGCATTGGTCAACGCTTTAGTCGTACGACCGCCACTGAGATTTCTAACCAGCTCGAGCAAGCAGATGCCCGTACTAATGTTAAGATGCAGTCACTGGAGGATGGTGGCCTTGCTCAGGTTGGCTCAATCCTGTTTAAGATGATCCAGCTGTTCGTTAAAGAGGATACTCCAGTACGGATGACTGACCATAACCAAATTACCTGGCAGGTTTACAGCCCAGATGTTTACTTTGGTGAATATCAGCCAAAGGTCGTACTCGAGAGTACTGCCGACGCTGAGATTGCAATGCTCAGCCAGGCAATGCAAACCGCCGCACAGTTCAGTCTCCAGAACCCTCTCGTTAACCAGGAAGCCTTCCTGCGTAATATGTACAAGACTCTCTTTAGTAAGTACATGACCGAGGATGATATTAATGAGATGCTTACTGTACCTCAACCGATGATGGGCCCTGATGGCCAGCCCGTTGACCCAAGCCTTGTACAAAGCGGCGCATCACTTGCCCCAGGCGCTGAGGAGTACCTGCTAGGCGCAGGCGCAAGCCAAGGAGGCGGCGATTCCTTTAATAAGCGAGCTCAAACCGGCAACCAAGGCGGCGGGGGAGCTAACAGTAACGATAACAACATTAGACGAGTGAGGAGCGAGCAAGCGTCTACACGCTTGCGCTGATAAGCCATGCAAGAACAAAACAAATGGGAGAAAATCGCCCATCAATGGGAGCAATTCTCCAAGACGGAAGCCTACAAGGAGCTGATGAGCTACATTGATCTACAAAAGGATGTAAACTCTACATTAGCTGCTGGGCCTATTGAGATTTACAAGGACGTGCCAACTGTTGACAATAAAACAATGCAACAACTCGAGTTTGAACCTGAGAAGCTGGCGTATCTTTTACAACGCAATGTAGGTCTCGATACTATCCGCCTTTACATTGAAGGCTTCAGTATCCAATAATTTTTACAACAATGTAAGATGTACAACGTAAGAGGGGTTGCCCCGCCCCTCTTACCGGTTATGAATGGGGCAGATTTATAGACGAACTAATAGGAGTACACTAGAATGGAAGATTCCCTTACCGGAACTAACGATGCTAGCCTCGATCAAGAGCCTACTAGCGTTAACGAACCGGCGGATATCTCTAGCGATACTACCTCTCAAGCTCCAGTAGAGCAAGATGTAGTAGCTGAGCCCGCCCAAGAAAGCGAGCCAGCAGATAGCGGGCTAAGTAAATTCGCGAAGGCGCAAGGTTTTGATCTTGATAACGCTAGCGAGGATACGAAACGGGCCCTCAAAATTGCTCTGGACAATCAGCGCTCATTCCGTAGCGCAAAACAACTAGCAGATACCAGCGAACCTACTGACGACTTGCGCGCAGAGGTTGCTAACCTGAAGTACGAGCGACAGGTTGAGCGATTCTTTGGCGAGCAGGGCCGTGACCGCAATCTCGAAGCGGTAATGTATGACATCGTAAAGGATAAGGCTGCTAAATACGGCGTAGAATATGCAAATAACCTACGGCACGACCTCGACACTCTGTATGACTTAGCCGTGCTTAAGTCGAGCAAGAACACCTCAAATGTAGATCCGGAGCAAATCCGCCGAGAGGAAAGGGAGTCTATCAATCAACAACTCCAGCAGGGTACTCAAGCCCATGCTACTGATCAAACCCCGACAGCTACGACCGTCCAGGACGTCCTATCTCAATACGAGATTGGCTCACCTGAATACATCGCGGCTATCGATAAACTAACAGCTTAAAAGGAAATAAATAAATGCCTAACTATGTTATGCCTACTAAAGGCACCGGCGCAGTAGACGGCACGCCCGCTACAAAGCCTTTTGTGCCTCAGATCTGGGCTCCAGAAGTAGAAAAGAACCGTACAGACAACCTCGTCCTCTGGGACTTTATCGACCACTCGAACTTGGGTGAGGCTGTAAACTACGGTGATGTCATCCACGTACCATTCATGGACGAGATCGACACTGATGTCGCAGTTAACACAAGCGCTAACGGTGCCGCTTCACCTGTTGACGGCATCAAGACCAGCTACGTTGATGTCAAGATTGATCGCTACCTCCGCAAGCCAGTCGGTGTGCAGGATGTCGCTAAAGCTCAAAGCAAGTACGAATTCCGCGCACTGTACGTCGAGCGCCTTGGTCGCTGGATTGCTAAGGCTCATGACACCGAGATCATCAGCAAGATTCAAGCCGAAACAAACATTCTCAAGCAGACGACTGCAGCCGCTGGCCAGTTCGCTTACTCGGATATCGTCGATGCTCTCGGTCTGCTCGATGCAGCTAACGTACCAGAAGACAACCGCGCACTGTTTGTGAACGGTAAGGTTCGCGCTGCTTTGCGTAAGATCCCTGAGTTTACCAGCTACGCAAGCGTTGGTGAGAAAGGTATCGTGAAGACGATGCATGGTCTCGTCGGTGAGATCTTCGGCATGCCTGTTTACGTGACTAACGTCATCAAACAGAAGGGTAGCAAGGATGTTGCTTACATCATGCACAAGAGCGCCGTTAAGGGTCTCGCTCAGTTGAGCAAGACTGAAGATGGACGCGACAAGCTCGCTGGTGTCGACTACGTTGTTGGTTCAACCCTCTTTGGTGCAAGCGTTATCCGCCCAGACCACGTTGTTGAGATTACTGTTAAATAGTATATCTTAACCTAAAGCCTCCTCCCAAGCGGAGGGGGCTTATTTTTAGATAAGGAGATAATAGTGACAAAATGGGTAAATAACAGCGCATGGAATGCGCTACTAGCAAAAATAAATACTGCAAACAAAGTATTGATTCTCCCGTCTTACGAGAACGACTACAATACAGCTAACAGCCGAAAGCTCGGCGAGGGCAGCTACTCTACGACATCGCAAACCTTCCCGACAGCTGGCGAACGAGTAGTGACCCTCAACCCGGCGAACAACCTTAGTGTCACAAAGACAGGCACAGCCACTCACGTGGCGTATGTAAATGGTACTGAAGTGTTGTTCGTAACCGATATTGCAGGGCAAGCGGTAACCCAGGGTGGTACAGCTAACCTTACCGGAGTGCAACTGAAGGCGGAGGATATTTAACATGGACGGTAGTCTCGCATCAACAACATTAAAGGCGGTGCTACCTGCCGGACAAAAGACGATAGAGATAGATCCGGGCGACTTTAGGAGTTTTGGCGAGGCTGATTACTTTGGGTACTACATTACACTTGCACCCGCGGATAAATTCCCGACGCTCGCCAACTGCGAAATTGTGTATGTATCTCGCCACGACGGTAACAATCTCGTCGTTGAGCGCGGCATGCGGGGCACCGCTTCAAAGACATTCCCTGTCGGATCATTGCTTTACCGGGGGATGTATCGCGAAAACGGTGCAAATGTTGGCGATATATTCATGACAATGAGAGCAACTCCAACACCTGGGCGTCTATTCATGAATGGCGCAGATGGTTATCGAGTAGAGCAGTATCCTATACTTGCAGCACTCGTTGAGCAATATTTGTCGTACGGAGAAAGAACAGGCCCTAATACGTTTAAACTGGCCGACTTAAGGGGGAGATTCCCCTATGGTACACCAATCGGTGGCTCTGTCGGGCAGCGCGGCGGGAGCGCCGAGATAAACCTAGCCCCCAATAATTACCAAACCAACACCTGGATGAGTCAAAAGATGAGCCCGGCAACCAGCTTGTCCGGAGCGGTGAACGGCGGCAATCAGTGGGGTTTTCACCTGCATACAAAAACGGATAATCCAAATGATAGTTCAGGCAACGTACCGGTCAAACACCTTCCACCATATTTCAGTGTGAACTATGAAATAGTAGCGGGGTAGCCTATGCGTTTTTTCGCTGATAGATTCCCTGATCTATCCCCATTTTACAAAGAGCACTGGGAGAATGGTAAGTACTACGCTGAGAACGGCGAGATAGTCTTAAAGTCTGACTCGTTCGCCGACCACTATCTAGGACTTAAGAACTTTCAGGGTGAGGACGACGTAGAGCTATTGATACGCGCCAAGTTCGAATACAGCATCCATAAGCAGGGTCTCATGATGGTGCGCGGGTCGAGCTTTATAGACCCCAACACAGGGCAACGAGTGACAACAGGGTACGTACTGTCAGTGTACCACCAAAATAGTTCGCAGCGTCTACGGCTAGATGATAATGTCGAACGCAGCCTCGAAGTATACAGTAACAAGACTCTTAGAGCTGGTGTATGGACATGGTTCAGGTTTAGGGCTGAAGGCACGTGGCTAAGAGCTAAAGCCTGGGAAGATGGTACTGGTGAACCTATCGGCTGGGATATAGCAGTATCTCAAAGTAGGTGGGAATATAACTCAAGAGGCGCTAACGGGTTAAGTATGGCCTCCGGCGGGACAGTGCGAGTTAATGTTGTGTCTGCTAGTACGTTACCGCTACCTCCGGCCGTAGCTAGCGACTTTAGTCCGACTCCATTGCCGTATACGTTGACTAACGATTTTGCGACCGGCGCACCGATGGGCGGATTCCCCGCTGGCGGCGCATATATACAGCCAAAACCAAAAACCTATACCTTAACCGGCGGCAGGGCGACTGAGCGCCTAACAATATCCCGCCCAACGTTAACTGCTATTGGCCCGACATATAACCTGCGCGGTACCCGCGGCTGGGCGCATCTTGTGTTTAAAAAGCAGCCAACGCTCACCTACTCGCCGCCAAAGCCAGGTGAACTGCACCCCATACAAGTTACTGAGCGTCTAACGATTAGGCCTCCTACACTATCCCATATAGGCCCCGTATACGCCCTGAGAGCGTCTAGAATTACCGAGAGGATATCTATATCGTCTCCGATTCTAACGACTCATACAGCGGCTCTCATGCGGCCTGAGGGTGTAAACTTAAGGGTCGGTATTAGCAGCCCTAGTGTTATATTTATTCCGAAGCCGGAGGTGTTGACTTTAAGGCCAGCGCCGATGACTTTGAAGTTAAATATTATACGCGACAACAATCTACTCGACCCAAGCGTATATAACATCGAATACAAACAATACAAGCCCGATTACGTAGGTATAAAAGCGTACGAAGGTGAAACATTAAATATTGATCGATACCGCCCTGATACAATAGAAACGGGCAAGATCGATGGCGTCGAACTAAATACAGGCAGATATAAGCAAATAGTAATTAAATAGGAGAATATAATGGAAAATCTTGGCAAGTTTAGCGTAAGCAACGTTGTCGATAGCGCACCAGGCGGTAGCCTCGGTGTTGTGCTAGTGCCAAACGGTGGCAGCTACTCATTGGCAGCTACGTCGTCTACTGGTGGCGGCGGTGGCGGCCAGGGAGGCAATGTGCCGAAGCTTGGCGAAAGTGACACCAACTGGATTGAACAAGCAACAACTAAAGGCACTTGGATGTACCGTCGCTATAACGGGCTGCTGTTTATCAAGCCAAAAGGCCAATATAGTGTCGTTGGGGGCCTAACAGCCGGAACTAATACAATATTCCAGATTCCTCAGCCATACCGCGATAACATTGAGACGGCAGTTGGTGTACTGATCAATAACTCCACCAAGCGCGCTGATAGTTCAAACATTGCCATCGATAACCTCGGCAACGTAGTGATAAACGCGCAGGTTGCTGGTGCCTACATCGTCCCAACACTCGCCATTCCTTACTCGGCACTAGGCTAGGAGGCTAAATGACACTCGCCGATTTACGTAAGCGGGTGATGATAGATAAGCTGGACGATGAAGATTACGAGCCAGAAATCATCGACAACTTTTTGAATGACGCCCAGCGGGATATATTCAACCAATTTGAACTACCATTTATGGAAAAGATCTTTATTGGTGATGTACCCGCTGGTACGTCTATTATTAAGTTGCCCGATGACGTCAGTAGGGTAGAAATGCATGCAATGACCGGTGTACAAAACTTCTTTCAAATGAAGCTTGAATACCGCGATTTCTTTATGCGTTTTGCAGATGCGATGAACAACACTCCGCACGCGCCCTGCTACTGGACTGAATACGCCGGCAATATTCTATTAGACGCCCCAACCGATAAAGAATACAAACTATATACGTATTATTACAAGACGCCGAATACAATGGCCCAAGATACTGATAGGCCCGATATCCCCGAAGAGTTTACCGAGCTGCTCATTCTTGGCGCTCTCCGTCGCGTACATGACCGTAACGAGGATATGGATCTATCCACTCAAGTGGAGAACCAGTACCAAGCTCAATTACAAGAGATGGTTACTCGCTTTGGTATGCGCGATGCTTTTGGCCCTATTAAAATGCGTAATTTACAAATATAGGAGGATGAATGGCGCAGCAAGTTAAAATTGCTACCCAACTAAATCTAGGAGGTATCGACCTTGTTACGCCAGTCGACCTTCTCCAGGAGGGTAAGAGTCCTTTTAGTAAGAACTTCCGCCTCCAAGCCCAACAGAAGGATTCCCGCCGCGTGGCCGTGTCAACTAGGCGCGGCCATTCTTTGCATATGGAGCCATTGGGCGAGTCACAGGCACTAGGTAATGCAGCTACTGTCACTCAGCGGTTTAAGATAAACAAAGACAATGCTTTTCTTTTGCAGCCGTTTACTGCTAATGTAGACCAACGTATTACTCGCCTAGATATTGACATTAAAAACCCCGGCGGTGCTACTGGCCCAGTAATAGTAGAGATCCTAGAGGATGCGAACGGCCTACCAGGTAATCGCTTATCAGTTAGCTCATTCCTTAACGGAGACATTGGTGATAGCGGTGATTGGGTCACCTGTCGCTTTATCAACCCGCCGAAGATCAAGACCAGTAAGAAATACTGGATTGCACTTAAGCCCCAAGACGACTCGCTCAAGTATTACGAGGTTGGCTTAGTTAATAGTACGCCCGAGGCTCGGTGGACATCAGCGGCATGGACAGTAAACACCCCCATTACCGGTAAGATGCTACGCTATAGGCTTTATACAGCACCCGAGAAGAAGCTCAAGGGCGCGTATCGCTTTAACCTAGACAACCGCAACAACCGTACCGTAGCCGTATATGATAATACCCTCTATTATGCAGATGAGGCAGCTGGTAAATGGCGCGAGATAATGAGCGGTCTATCATCAGAAGCAAGCGAATACAGCTTTGCTAACGGTGACGGTAAAATGTTTTGGGTTAATGGCCACGATGAGCTACGCTACTGGGATGGTACGCCACCTCAAGATCGCACCAACATTGTAGACAACGGCAATTTTAGCCTCCCAACCGTACGCTGGCAGGGTAGTGTTACACGAGATACGACAGTATATAAATCAGCCCCTGCGTCGCTCAAGATAACGGGCGGCGGACAACGCTACGCCAAAAGTGATATTCAACTCACTAAGGGCAAACGCTACAAGATTAAATTCTCATCAGTTAGTGCAGCTGGTACGTCTCAAGTGTTCGTAAGCGTTAATACTCAGCTACGCCCAATCGCAGGGTACCAGAAACAAATGACAACTTCATGGGATAACCACGAGTTTTACTACTGGCCCGAGCTAGACGTTACGAGTCTTGAGTTTGTCTCAACTGGTGAGGACTTCTGGATAGATGACGTGGAGATTATCGATACAGGTGTTGGCCGCATTGTCGACAATGAACTACCCGTACTCCGCGAGGTGATGTTCCACAAAGATCGTATGTGGGGCGTTGTAGCCGGCTTACCTAACACGATTAGGTTTAGTGAGACTCCAGGCAACCCGGCATGGGATCCAACAGGTAAGATACCGACCAAGCCTAGTGAGCAATGGTATAACGAATGGCGGAGTACGAGCTTCTTTACTATCCCGCGGCCATTTAACGGTTCGCCAGTGGTTAAGCTCTGTTCATTCCAGGACAACCTAGTCGTCTTTACCCAGGACGGTAAGTATATCATTAGCGGTTACGATGAAGCCTCATTTACAATGCGGCAGTCTACCGGCTTTAAGGGGGCTATTGCACGGCGTGGAGTGGTGCAAGATGAGAACGCAATCTACTTTGTAGGCGACGCTGGGCTGTTTATGTTTAACGGTTCAAGTGACGTTCGTATATCAGATGCTATTACTCCATTAATTGATGGATGTCCGCGCATTACCGATATAGATGCGACCAAGTATAAAGATGAGATACGCTTTTATTTGGCCTCTAGCGGCTCAACAGTTAACGATACCTGTATCATCTACAATAAACCATTAAAGGATATTGAATACGATACCGGTATCTACGGAGATCGCGCAATCTACTATGATGATGCAGATGACCGTGGACAGCTCGCAGTATTCAACTCTTACGTTGGGATGAGCTACTACGCTGAGACTCAAGTTTACCATGATATGGGCGCGCCAATCGACTTTGAATATCGTTTCAAGTACGATAGCATGGGCAGCCCAATGCAGCGTAAGCGCCTCAAGCGTTTCTACCCTATCTTCCAGGGTGTTGACTCTACGTTTAAAGTGGGTCTTGCAATGGATAAAGACTTTGCCGATGCACCAAAGATTAAAGAGCAAGTACTCTCTGTTAACGGTGCAAGGTGGGGCCAATTTAAGTGGGGTGACGGTACGCTCTATGGTGGTAGTAAATCGTTTAAACCAAAGCGCCAAAGCTACTCAGGCTATGCACGATACTGGCAGCTGCGAGTATTTCGCAATGGCGTAGAAAACCGCGTGGCCTTTGTTGGTGCACAATTTAGTTATAAAGCAAAGAGGTTATAAATGGGATTAATTAGTTATTCACAACTACAAGATGGTACTGAGGCGGTAGCGAACGACCTCAACAACCGTTTTGGTACTATCTACAATGAGTTTAACGGTAACATTGATGCCGCTAACCTCAAAAACTCGGCAGTGACTCGTGAGAAGATCGCCGACAATTCAATTACTAAAGACAAGCTAGCTCTCCGCCAATACATTGACGATAACGGCTGGACGGTAACTGATATGGGCGGTATTAAGACCTATAGCCGCACCATTCCTGTTACTGGTACGCAAAATGACCATAACGGCCCAGGACACGTTGGCTTGCTCATTGAGGCCAATGGCCGCCGCGCAGGGCTTGGGAGCTTCCCCGCGCCTGTCGGTCGTACGATTGACAATATCATCGTTACCTGCACCTACTTTGGCCATTACTCAGGCCACCTAGTAGTAAACGGCGAGAAGCGAGATGGCAAGATCTTTATCTCAGGCGGTAATATCTTCCCCTGGAACCTCTCATTTGATGGCGAGGTACACGTCCAGGTAACGGAGAAGTTGTAATGTTGTCTCTTATTCAGCTAACACCTGGCATGGATGATGCGACATTAGTCAATGCGATTAATAAGAACTTTGAACAACTCCAGAACGAGTCACGAACTAAGACAAGTAAGGACTCAACGGGGACGCGCCGGCTTTTGATCGGCCGCCCCGTTAATGGGGATCACGACATTATCGCCATTACCGTGCCAGGTAAAGATGTTGTAGAGGAAACTACAGTAAGATGATTAATCCGGATAACTTTATATTCCATAGCGATTTCTGGTATCCGACCGACTTTAAAGAGGGTAGTAAGGAGCTTGATGTTAGCTTGCCCACAACTACCGCGCTTGATGATATAGAGGACGGCGACTACTTTAGCGCGTGGCTAGAGTATCCAAACCAGCCCTGGATATATGGGCGCTCGCCCTATGATCAATTCAATGTGTTTGCAGAGAATGGCAAGCTGTGGTTTGCTAAAGCCCCCCAGTTCGGCGGCGCTCGCTTTAAGGGCACGGTACACTATAGGATATATCATCGAGATAAGAACTTCCTGTTTAAGTCAACCGGTAAGTGTGAGATTATCGCTAAACGATTAACTGGTACAATGAATATGACACCAGGGAGTAATGTCTCAATACTCGAGATACCATCTGGCTTAACTGGTAAATACCTGGTTCGCGGTACTTACGTGTTTAGGGGTGTGCGAGGCTTGGTAGACTCATCAGCTGGCCCGATCTCGCTTTATACGACCTATGACCATGGCGCAAACACTATTAAGCTAAATGCGACAATGGAGCAAGCGGCAGTACATGGTGAATTTCTCCAGTATGATCTACAGCTTATCCCAGTAAAGACAGACCACCCATGGGTGTTTCACTCAGATAAGTTTGCCTTCTGTTTGCCTCGTGTAATAGAAACTCAAATACGCGTACAGGGAGTTGCCCCAGCTAGGACAAAGTGGCGCATCCGTGGAGAGTCGTTTGATATCCCGGGTAATCGCCAAGCCTATGACTATCTTACGCGCCACTCGATTAATACAAGATGGCAGTCTCGCGGTGCCGGTATGAATGGTGGCCTCAACTTCTTAGGCTTTCTAGAGATTACACATGATAAAATAACCCCGATAGTAGAGGTCGACAACTCATCGTATGGCCAGCCTACTGGGATAGATTCAGGATACTTAATGTTTCGCATTTACGAGTATCAGAATAATATTAGTTAATGGAGATAGACGATGGCAACAGCGCCTAAAGTTCAAACAATCCAAGAGTCGATCGGTGACTTAAACCCCGCTTACGAAGGGTCGCGCAATGTCATCAATCAACAAATCGGCAACCTAGGGCAAAAATATGACGCCCAACGTGCCGGTATTTATGCAGCCCGCGGTAATGCCTACAACGCAATCAATAACCAGGCAACAGGTAGAGGCTTAGCATTTAGCGGTATACCAGCTCACGAGCAAGCTCGCTATGAGGCCGAGAAGACACTCCCCGCCTTGATGCAAGCCGACTTTCAACAAAACGATGAAGGTCTACAACTCCAAGGACGGCTAGCTGATCTAGACAAAGAGCTGCGTACTAACGCCCTGGGCCGAGTAGACCGTCAGCAGTCCGACCTTAATAGCTGGAACCAAATGATTGCCGGGCAAGAGTTTACCGCAGGCGAGAATGAAAAGAACCGCAACTTCCAGCGCAGTGAGCGTGAGGCAACCCAAGCGTTTACCGCTGGCCAAAACGCCCTTAACCGTGCCCAGGCGGCGGCTGCAAGTGCGGCTCGCTACTCAGGTGGCGGGGGCGGCGGAGGCGGCCGCGTAAGCTATGTACGAGGCGGTGGCGGAGGAGGTGGTCGAGCCATCAACCCGAACGCAGCAGCCCAGGGTATTATTGCAGGTGCCATCCAAAGCGGTCGAGCAATTAGTCCTGCGATATTCCAGCTAGCCCGCGATGCCTACCGAAGCGCAGGCGGCAATACAAGCCAGTTTGCGAGCGACTTCTGGAAATACGTACCCCAGAACCAACGCGGTGGCGATGCATGGAAAGCATATTACTACGGATAAGAGAGGAGATAATAAATGACTGAAGATGAATGGAAGCAAATCTACGGTGGGCGATGGAGTCAAGTCCGCGCCGATGATGAAGGCAACCGCTACGATAACGGCTGGAACCCCGACAGCTCGCTGACCTACGAAGAAGAGCAAAAGCAACAACAAGAGCAGAAGCGCCAAGAAGAAGAGAAGAAAAAGAAAGAAGAGGAGGAGAAAAAGAAAAACGATTGGCTTGGTAATGGCCTTAAATGGCTTGGCGATACAGCTAAAGGTGTAGGCGCGGGCGTTCAGCAGGCGGCAGGTAAGCTCGGTAGCGCAGTACTAGACACCGGAGAAACTATCGTTGGCGGCGCTAACCAATTACTATCACCTGAAGACGACAAAGACGCACTCAAAGACAAGGTGGAACGTAACAAAGGTATCCACGATTTCTTTGAAGGCGGGCGCTCTTGGATTCGCGACCAAAAGGATATTACCGGTAAGAATATTGAAGACACCACTAAAGCCAAGGAGGCTGGTGATAGGATTGGCCAAGGCAAGGGCGACATCCGCGACTGGGCAACCGTAACCGGTGACGCCATTGACGCGGGCTCTACTCTTACCGGTTTTATTAACCCCACTCGCTTAGCTGTAGATGGTACCGAGCTTACGGGTAAAGCACTAGCCGGCCAAATCGCTAAAGAGGTAGCCGCGCAAGGTGGTGCAAACGCCGCTCAAGGCTTCCTACAAGAGTATGGCAAGACGGGTGACGTCGATAAGGCTCTACAAAAAGCCGGCGAGCAAGCTGCTACTGGCGCAATCTTCCAGGGTGGGCTCGAAGGTCTAGGTTATGGTATCGGCAAACTCCGCGGCAAAGTCGGTGATGACGTTAACGCCAAGAACGCGGACGACGCTGTAGAAGCCCCTACAAACGCTAAAACTAGCGAAGATGGGTTAGATATCAACTCAGACACTAAAGCTGCCGAGAACGCCTCTCATGAGCTCACAGAGGCATCTACAGCACGGCCAGAGAGCCGATATGCAGAGCTAAGCACCGAAGAACTTAATAAAGCCAGCGCACTTGATCCACAAAATAAAGAAATTAACGCCGAACTATACCGCCGGCAGTCAGAAGAACTAAAAGCTCAACGCGAGGCTGAATCTCTTAATCGTGAACGTAATCCATTAGACGACATCAACGACGAGGTAAATGGCCCTAAGAGTCCTGAAGAGATCGCTCGACTTAATGAAGACCTCAAGCCAGGAGAGACGCCTAAGGGCCTTACCGAGCAAGAAAAGATGGCTTATGAGTCTGATCCTCAATTCCGCGAACAGGTGGATAAGAAGCTAGCCGAAGCTCGCAAGGACTTTGAGAATAACGGCCTACCTAATGACAGTAAGACAGCCCAGGAATACCTCGACAATATCGATAACGGCAATGTTGACGGCCTACCCGACCACGTATTCCGCGAGCGAGAAGGCGTAGACTCTATTGGTCAAATCCTTGGCGATGAACAAATGCCGAAAGAGGTACGCAACGCGGCAGTGCAGGCGGCTGACTTAGAGCACGGGATCGACGTTAAGCTTGAAAGCTTAATGAACGACAACACCTATAATCAAGCCCATGCTCAAATGGATGCGGCCTATAAAGAGCGACTCGCAGCTGTCAATGATATGCCTGGCCCACGTCAAGAGATTGAGCGCCAACGTCTAGATGAGCAGTACACCAAGGACTTGCAAGAACTAGAGGAGACTCGCGCGCGCGACCTGCCTCAAGTGCAACAACTCAATGAGATGAAGCAACGGGTAGAGGAGCGCGCGCAAGAGATTGTCGGTGACGCTAACGAGCTAATTCGCAGCGACCCAAAAACATTCCGCCAAGTAGATGAAGCTAAACTCGCCGAGCACCGCCAACTGGCTGAGCAAAACCTAGCAGATGCCAAGAAGTACGACGGCAAGACTGCATATGCATTACAGGAGGTATCAAAGGCTCAGAACCCAGAAGAGCTGAAGATCGCCCTAGAACGTAATGGCGAAACCCTCCAGAAAGAGTTAGCTAACGCCTTGAACGTCAAGGACTTCGAACATGCCAAGGAAAGTATTAGCAAAATCTCCGATACCCAGATGGCCTTAGCTCGTATGACTTCGCCTAGTGTGATGTTTGACAAGGGTGGGCTCAACACTGAACACGCCGGGCTATTTAGTGAGGTGGTGAACGGTACAGGCCGCGCAGCTGTAGCTAATGAGGAGGCTGCAAAACGCCTTAGCGATGTGCAGAAAACGCTAGGCAAAGATGCTCATAATCGAGAAGTACTAGATAACCTTATTAATTACTGGGAGGGTAAGCGTAAAGACTTTAACATCCCCGGACATGAGACGGCCGCTAAAGAGGTTCGTCAAATGCTGGATGAGGTCAAGCCCTGGCTTGAAGAGAACGGGTTCGGTACTGTCAAGGAGTTTTACTTCCCCCATATGCGAGAGAACGACCCCAAAGGCCTGGCTAATCTGTTTGACGAGAATCAACTAGCCAAAGGTGAACTAGGTATCGGTTCGCTTAAGTCTCGTAAGAAAGGCGACGAAGAATACAGCCGGGACGTCTGGAAGGTGCTCGGCACTTACTTTGACGGTATCAACCGTGCCAAGTACATCGAGCCACCACTTCGTAAGATTGAAAGTGTGAGCACCCAGCTTAAATTGGCGTCAGCCGAACATAAGAACTTTGAAGCCTACGCCGGATTCCTTGACAACTACATCAACCAGATAAAGGGCAAGAACCAGAGTAACATTGAGAAGGCTTTCGACGCTCAGTTTGGCCATAACGCATTCAAGAAGTCTACCGGCGCAATCCGGGCAGTTAACGCAATGGCTACGCTTGGCTTGTCTCCGCTTACTGCACTTCGCCAGATGACCCAGGAGATTGCTACAGTTGGTAACCTCAACCCTAAATGGGCAGGCGTCGGTATGGTCAACGGTGCACGAATGCTTGCAAGCAAAGAGGGCCGTAAAGAGCTTAAGCTCTCCGGTGTACTTGATGAGGGCACTGGCCTTAAAGATCTTAAAGGATTAACTCAAAGTAAGGCCGGCAAAGCATTTGACAAGGTCTCAGATGGCCTCATGTCGATGGTATCTACAATGGACAACATCATGCGCGCCCAAGCCTACGCCGGCGCTAAGGCTAAAGGCCTCAAGCTCAACGGTGCTAAGTGGGAACGATGGGCTAACGAAGCCGGTTTAACTGGCCAAGCAGCCCAAGACTTTGTCCAGAAAAAGGCGATGGAGTACGGCACCAAGGCAACAGTTGATACTCAGTTCATCACTAGTAAGGTAGATGCGCCTGCAGCCTTTAACGGGCCCGGGATGCGAACCCTTACTCAGCTGGCAACATTTGACGGTAAGCAGGCTGGCTTCCTTATTCGTATGGGTCTCAAGCCTATTAAGGATGTAAAGAACGGTAACTATCGACTAGCCGCTAATGATATGGGCAAACTCGTTGCAATGGGCGCTACCGCATGGGGTGTGCAGGCAACCCTCGGCCAGTTCATCGGCATGAAGGAAACTGACCATATCCCATTCTACGACCAGGCACAGGCTTGGTTTAACATCGAGGGCAAGAGCGACAAAGATCGTAAGAACGAAGAGAAGAATAAGGTTCGCCGCTCTCCATTCGTTACGATGTTATTCGGTGATGGCGGCAAGAACCCCGGGCTTGTCGGCGCTCTGTCTAAACAAGATAAGGGCGAAGGTCTCAAAGAGTTTTGGGATAAGAACTGGCAGCTTATAGTCCCTGCCGGCACCCAAGCTAAGCGTACGACTGAAGGCATTAAGTCAGTAGAGGAGGGTGTCGTGAAAAACGATAGGGGTAATACCCGTTTCACGCAAAACCAAGACCAAGGCAATGCCCTTAAGGCGGCAATCCTCGGTAAGTACACTACCGAGAATGGCCAGAGATGGCTCAAGGAAGGTAGTTTCAGCGCGGTTAAAGAGTCTCAGCAGTCTAAGATCGAAAGCCTAGAGTCATCTAAAGAACGAGAGCAGGCCACCGAGTACTTTAAGCGTACTAATAAGATCCCCAGCCGTAAAGAGGCCTACGACAACGCTAAGCAAGCGCTACAGGAAGGCAATCGCAATAGAGCCCAGTCTATTATCAGCGAGTATAATAGCAAGGTGAAGGGGGCCTATGACGGCTTCGAGTTAACAAGCGAACAACGCAAGGCAGTTTCTCAGCGCGAAATACAACTAAACCGAGTCGTCAAGTCCTCTAAACAAAAACATAAGCAAAAATCTGGATGGTAGAATTGTGGCAGAAAATGAAACAATGAACCGGTGGGAGGTCAAAGAAGCCATTCAGCAGGCTATAGACCTCCATGAAACCCGAAAAGCTGCAACATTTGTCCCAGTTTATGCACTTGACCTATACAAAAAAGACATAGAGGCAAGGCTTAAAGAACTGGAAGATGATGCAGCCGAAGAAAAAGATAGAAACCGATGGCTATTCCGACTAGTAGTAGGTGCGGTGATCACGTCGTTTATACCGATACTCATCGCCCTACTCAGCCGCGGCACGGGAGGGTTGCTGAGATGACTATCATTAAGCGAACAATGGAGTGGCTCCGCAAAGACAAACTGCTAAAAGCATTGTCGTTTATGATGGTGCTTAGCTTAATCTTTAGTGGCTACACGCTGTATAAGAGTTTAACTCTCAAGCCCGGCCAATCGGTGACTATCTCGGGTGGTGCGAAGGTAGAGAAACCAGTAACTAGTATTACTAACGCCCAGGTCGACAAAGACGGGAATCTCGTTGTCTATTACTCAGACGGCGAGTCCCGCAATGTCGGGCAAGTACTAGGATCTAGTGGCAAGGACGGGAGAACCCCCTCAAGTAATGAGATACAGATAGCGGTTAAAGCGTACTGCTCAACTAATAGATGCTCCGAGTCCCCCACTAGCACCCAGGTAATGGCGGCGGTATCTAGTTACTGTGCTGATAATAAATGTAAAGGCGCAGAAGGCAAGAGTACTAGCGATGATCAAGTCGCGCTAGCTGTTGCTAAATACTGTGCAAGCGGCAAGTGTAAGGGCGATACCGGCGAAGCTGGAGCCAATGGTGCAAACGGTATTAATGGTACGAATGGCGCGGATGGCGTTAATGGCAAAAGCCCTATACTTAACTGTGTAAATATAAAAGACAACTCGGGTAATCAAACATCTTGGGTGGCATGGAAGTATGACGGCGAGGATAACTCGACCTATCGGCGCATGTACAAGATAGCTGGTGACTCGACTTGTATTAACATTTAGGAGAATGAATGGCACTAGCAGCTAATGCTCAAGATTGGGCAAGCCAGCGGATTGGGATCTTCTTCCCAGCTGGAGAATCAGACAATAGCCAAGGCTATTTAACCGGGCAATGCGTAAGCCTCATTAAGTGGTTTCTCGCTGAGATGTGCGAAAAAGTGCCGTCTCCGTTTGCCGCCCGCGGCCACGCAAAAGACTTTGGCGAAACACTCGTAGCGCAAGGCATTGCAGACCGTGTCGGCGACCTTAAGCGCGGCGATATCCTTGTATGGCCCTACGACGGTGGCGGTTATGGCCACATCGGGGTCTACATGGGTGATGGTACTGTGTTTGAAGAGAACGTAGCCGCCAGCGGCCAGCGCGCCGCTAACTTTGGCGCGGGCATTGTATATGCCGCCGACGTCGACCCATTAAACGCGGGGTGGCGTGTAGGTGGTTATAACATCTATCGTGTCCGTACCTACGTTGAAAACATCGTGGCTCAGCGTGACCGTAGCGATGAAATCAACTTCCTTAATGGTTTGTACCGCCAAATCCTTGACCGCAACGTTGATGAGGGTGCTATTACCCACTACCTCAAGCAGATCGATGCCGGGTGGAATTGGGAGCAAATCAAACAAGATCTCCTCGCCTCAGCTGAAGGACAAGCAGTCCAGGCTCGCCGTGTAGAGGAAGCTAAGGCTAAAGCCCGCGAATTGCAGGCAGCCTTTGACAGCGAGACTAACGAGATCAAGCGCCTATATAAAGAAGTGCTAGAGCGTGATGCAGATGAAGGCGGCATTGAACACTACCGTAACCAAATCCGCAATGGCTGGAACTGGCAGATGGTAGCAGATGACCTCCGCAATAGTGATGAGTATAAAGAGCTGCAACGCATTAAAGAGGTGCCGACTCCTGAGACTCACCACGTGGAAGACCGCGCCGCTATCCCTACTCCCGAGCCAGAGGTTGAGCCAGAAACGCCTTCAGAAGGCGCTGAGAGGCCCCAGGACGCGCCTAAAGACGAAGATAGTACAACTATACTAAAAGATATTAGAAACATCTTACAGAGCCTTCTAGAGGCCTTTAAGAGTATTTTTAAGAAGGACTAATCATGGAAGCATTGAACCTATTTATCATCCCAGCAATTGTTAAGGCATTTGATATGCTAAATAAGAAAGAATGGGGTGGGCTTGGTAAGCTCATTCTCGCAGTTGCCACCGGCGCAGCTGCTGGGTATCTCGGCTTCCATGGCCTTGATATCTATAGCGGTATCGCACTCGGTCTACAGTCGGCAGGTATTGTAACTGTCGCAGCTAAGGCTAGCAACAAATAAAAGAAGCCCCCAGTTATTGGGGGCTTTTCTTATTGGTTTTGTTTGAACAGCGCCAAGTCGAGTAGGTGTTTTTGGTACTCATCGAGGGCTTTGCGCTCAGCAATGAGTAGCTGCTCCTTATTAGAGAGTAGCACGTGTTGACGGGCAAGCTCTACCGCATCGGCGTTAGCTTCCTCAAGTACTTCAACTCGCGCCTTGCACCACTTGAGTTGCTCAACTAGCCTAGCGTTGTCAATTTCAAGATTCTTAATCCTGTTGCGCAGTGTCTTGTCCACGATGTTTTTCAAAATATTCATCTGCAATCTCCTCGATGCGTTCGCTACTTATATACTCAGTCATTAAAACCTACCACTAATGATGGACATTTAAACTTTGTCGCATCGTTAAAGTTATCAGTAATAACATACTTGAGATCCGCCTCTTTAGGTACTTCTCTCGCCCAGTAATCAATAGGATCTTCGCCGTAATGTTGGCGCACTTCATCATAAGGGAAGCCGCGCTCGTCTAGGTTTTTGATAACATCGCCTGCCGGGTCGTTATCTACATTGTATACTGACACCCTATAATCATGCGCCATCAACATTGCCGCGATATGCTCAACCGCCGGGTTAGTTGTTGTTCGATAATCGATTAATATAGTTTCCATACTATTGACATCCAGAGCACCCTAGCAGTTCGGCGGGGTCTACAATCTCTCCGTTCACTACTCGCCGCTCTTTATTGTTAGTTTCAAAATGTTGTTGCGCCTCTTCAATAATCTTTAACTTCTCTTCAAGGGTGTCAGCTTCCTCTAGGCGCTTTGTCAAATCCTGCTTATAGGTCATTTAATCGATCTCCTACTAGTTTAGCGTATCCTGCAATGTCGATATAGCTATCTGCGTAATAAGGATCGCCGTTAACGATGCGGCCAAGTTTATGGGCAATCATCTCCAGCGTTTCTTTGATGTCATCGTCAAGTGTTGCGACGTCTACGTTGCCATTACGCTGCAACGCACCGTACAGAATTGCCTTAATTGATTGACTAACCTCGGCATGGCCCGGGTAGTCTCCGTAGCGCTTGCCTCGCTCAGCTGTTACTTCGTCAATACTCGTCATAGCGTCTCCTTTACATCGTTAACTGCTTGCTCGTATGGCTCGCCGCCAATAAGCACGGCGATTACTGCGAGTGTAATCATCACCCCATAAGCGAGAAACGCCAATACCGCAACGGGGAATGCGAGAATAACCCTCGCATATTCAATAAATGTTTTCATAAAAAGAAATCCTCTTGTTTAAATTGATCCATCGGGTCAGGCTCTGCGCCCTTTATGAAATAGTCTAGCTCGTAGCCAAGCTCTTTTTCTATCTTATCTCGGCAGGTAGGGCAGATAGTCCAGCTATATTCCCAGCTTATTATCCAGTTAGGTGGTAAAAAATCCCGATTTGTTAGCTCCATCTCTCCGCAAACGTAGCATTCTACATCCCGGCTTAAAGGAGCGTCTCTATCGCTATACATTGACCAGTCGCCCCTCCTTCTTCACGCTAGCCTCACTTGACCAGCCACCGCAATGTAGGCACTTGTATCGCTGTACACGGCCTGAGCGCTTACGGTAGCTGCCATCTTTACGTATATTGTCGCTGCCACATTTAGGGCAAATACCATCAATACCTGTATGGTCGCCAATATTGGGGTGGTTCTTAATCCAGGGCCTAAGCTTCTTATAAAGTGCAACGGTCACATCTACATCTCGGTTGTTATATTCAACCATCTTAGCCCATGATTTTTTATCATTCTTCACTAGGCAGTCATACCAAAGATCCTTATACGTGGTTTCCGTCTTACCTTCACCGGTTAAGATGTGGCCCAGATTATCTAACTTGTTGCTATTAAAACGTGCAACTGACCGCGCAACTTGTAGCGTATCAATTTGCTTATACGGGCTAGGCGGGGTCAAGTCATACCGCATAAACATGGCATTAACCATTTTATTGTCGAACTTATTCGAGTTATGGCCGAGCACGTAATCTGCTTCATTATACAGATCCCAAACTTTCTTGGCCAGTTCCTCTTCGCCCATATCTCTTAGGCAGTAATTTTCGGTCTTATTTGTACCTACCCATTGCCAACTAATAGACATGATAGTTGGATCGCGCTCAACTTTGACGGCGTTAGCGTTCCATAGCGAGTACGCCCAGATAAGGGACGGCGAGCAATTGCCTGTGACTAGAGTTTGCTGTCCTCCCTTAACAACTATCATATGGCTTGGCACCTCCACACAATACACCATCTGCGCTCCATATTCAACTTTTCTACTCACGCTTCTAATGTCGCCGGTGTTGCCTGAGCCTACAGTCAATTTATACCCACCATTGCTAGTAGTGTATGTTGCTGTAACACCGCATAGAGTGGCTACCTCTTGAACGAATTTTATATTATCTAGACTGTTTGAATTATATGACTTTTGCCCGTCACGACTAGACACAGATCCGTCCCATTTCGTAAACTCATCAATCATATCTATACAGCTACGCTCCAGTCTAAGAAAGTCGCGCAACCTCTTGGTTATACTAGGTGTAGTGTATATGTTGAATATCGTATCCTTTTTGCCGCTCTTTCTACTGATGGTATACTCTTTGTATCGAGTGTTAGACTCTTTTAATATCCATCTTAACCTAGCAATTTTTCGTTCTTTGCGCAATCCAACACTCCAGCGAGCAAAGACTCCTCCATTAAGCTCTGGTATACGACGCCTTTTAACGTCTAGCAGATGCCCGTCAGCCTGAAGCGCTATCGCTAATCTTTCTAGCGGAGTTATCTCTCTATTCATGCCAGGCAACTCACCACCGAATACCGTTATACCAGTACGCGGGGCGTCCTTTGCTAGCCATTTTACAATCTTACCGCTCCGACAACTGCGCGTCACCATAGTGTGGTTCTCGGTAGCTTTTATAATCCCTCGCCGCGTAGAAAAATTTACAAACTTACCTTCGTAATATTTCTTGATAATGCGGGTAGGTTTAACGAAATCTACAGTTCCATCCTCGTTGTATTGACCAATCCTTTGGCCTTTCAATTCATCGAAGCGTACAAACCCGTCGCTCGTTAGCACCTCTACGCTACCATCAAAACATTCGATATCCAAGCAAAGGATCTTGGGCAGCGGATCAAACTCTTGCTGACTAATCTTCGTCAAATTCTGCACAAAGCTCCTCCAACTCTATACTTGATAGACGACTATTGACTAGCCAGATCTCCGCCTTATCGGCAGGCTCGTACTCCATTATGGGTATATTACGACCCTTAGGTTGTGTGTCAACCATTTTATTCTCTCCTTCCTTTATATCCCCGCCAGCTTTAGGCTAGCAATTGGACTTGAACGGCTCTATTCTCACCGGAGCCGTAGACGGTTGGCATATCCTCGCATGGTGAGGCTGCCTTTCACCCACCTTAACCGCGGGGATAACGTTGACACGCACGTGTGTCTCCCTAGGGTATTGAATAAAACGGGCTGCGTCTTCATTGACATTTAACTGACTTACTAGTTAGCACCCGTCGACCTACCACCAGTGTTTGCTTTGCCACGATGCCCAGGCTTGAGCCCAACCACCGTAGCGGCCCTTAGCGTAGGCATCTGCGCCGCGGATATGGCCGGCAATATTACCATTACCACCCCATTTACCGCAGGGCAGCTCCTGGAAGTAGGCACACGCGCCACCGTTAGGGTTTACCGCGCTTGGGTTGCAGCTCGACTCCTTCTGGGCTATTTGTAGCGCAAAGGGTAAGTCGGCCTGTGATATGCCATTAGCAAGCAAGATCGAACTAATAGCTTGGCACCCAGCTGGAGCGGCCGCCTGTACGACAGGCGCTGGCTGAGGTTTTGTTGCAGCTTCTTTAGCTTGAGCCTCCTGCTGAGCTTTAGCCTCTTGGGCTTTCTTCTCCTCGGCGGCTTTTGCCTCTCGCTTATTCTGCAAGCTGACTTTTAAACTTTGGTTTTCCTTTGTAAGGTTCTCGGCATTTTGCCTTGTTTCGCGCAAAGATGACTCAATGGTCGTCTTCTCTTTTTTGAGCGATTCCACGGCCTCTGAAGTCCTTGACAGGACTTGTTTCGTTGTATTAGTCTTGGCCTCCTGGCGGACTAGGTCTTGCTTTACATTATGGTTCGCGTTAAGTGCGATAATGTTCAACACGACCAGCGCGAGTATAGCAGCCGGTAGGGCGTACTTCTTCGCTTTCGTTACTAGGTTTTTACTAATATAACCTCCTATTTAAATTCTTTGAAGGATTATCCCACGCGCGTGTCTATTGCTCAGCGCCCTGGTATTCCGCAATCTCTTCCATTGTGTAGCCCTGTTCCATAAGCTTAACTACCTTTTGTCCGATCTTACTCATATATCATTTCTCCTTCCTAGTTAGTATACTACACCAACTCGTATGGATTGTCTAGCGTAGAATTTACAACATCTACATATCAGATAAAGACCTTAAGAAATTCCGCGTTTCTCGAGATACGAGCGGCTTCCAGCGCTTACTGCCCTTACGGTAGTTGCACTCACCATGGGCTGGCTGTATATTTTTGGGGTCGAACATATTAGAGGCCTCGCGGGGTTGTATATGGTCTAATGTCACTTCATTTAATGGGACAAACTTATTACAGATTCCGCATAAGTAGCAACCATTATCAAGCGGCGGATTATCCTCTAGCCAGTAACGACGAAAAGCGAGCCATGCCGACTCGCTATCCGTATAATTATTGGGGTCAAACATATCTAACTTCGACAAGTACGCCCTCCTGCCCCTTCTGAACCTTTACAAACTCGTCACCATCAAAGCCTTTGACCCACGACTGGTTATCGTTAGGCAGTACGCCGGCGTGTTGCATCCCGTCTAATACGTACTTGCAGCCAAACCTAATGTTGTCAAAGTCATGCTTACCCGAGTAGTACCAAGTAAACTTAATCTTGCAGGGCTTCTCTATTACTGGCTGACCTTCAACTTGTGAGGAGACTAACTCGTTCATCTTCTTTTTGAGCGCCGCGCCTGCAAACCTATTTACTCGGTTGGCGTTATCATGCTCATTGAGCTTAGCCAAGTTACCATTAATCTTGTAAGATATCATCTAGTATCCTATCTATTGATTGTTGCTTTTCTAGCTTCTCTCTCTTGCGCTCCTCTCTATTGGCCACTGACGCCCTGTTTCCCTTGAGTCTGGCCTCCTGGTCGAATGTGTGAGCCTTGCCGCGTGCGTGGGCTAATACTCCGCGTAATCGTGCACCCTTCATCTTTCCCCATTTAGAGAAGGCTTGGGCGGCTGGTGACTCATCTAGCTTAGCAGGCTTAAACTTAGAGATTCGCTTCGGTCTTCCTCTGCGACTGCAACTCGATCGTGCGGCCTTTGATCGCGTCGATGAGGTCGTGCGTGTCTGCTGAGATTGACTTGAGTCGCTCATATAATACTTTAGCCTCTCCGTATACTTCTTTACTTTTAATATACTGTTCATCTGCGTGTTTAGCTTCTGATGCGGCGGTTACTGGAAACTTCTCTCGAGCCCTTAAGAACGCCCGCGATTTTTCCGTCTCCATTTCACGTTCTGCCTTTAATAGGTTGCGCAGGGCATCCTCTTTAAACTCAGCGAGGTAACCTTTCATTGCAGAAAGCTTAAGGGCGGTGTAACTTAATACGTCCGCCCCTTGTGCTTTAACCCATTGTGCATCAGAAAACTTTTCATTAATGAACATAATGTTCTGAATAATTTTCTGGTAATCTATCATCTCAACTAGTAATCAAGGCTTGTAAGGTCTGGAGCACTTTCTCCCGGGTCGCCGGCGGCATTGCCTTGAAACCGGGCGAGGTTATCAAACTTAGCCTCCAATGCGGTTACACGATCCTCAAGCGCCTTATATTTCGCGTCATCAGTTGTCGACTGCCGTTGAGGTGCCTGGTGACCAAATGGCCGATCTGCTCGCTTAAATTGCGCCTTGCCCCACCGATTCTTGATGATGTCGCCATAAAGGCTGTCACCCTTATTAACGGCGTTACCTGGTTTGCGAAGGATCTGCATCCACCCGTCTACTGGCTGGTTCTGTACCTTCACCATGTAGACATGAAACTGGTTGCCGCCAAACTCTTTAACGGTTACCTGCTTAGTGTCGCGATCCTTCCCCTGGAACGCGTCTGTTACTAGCCAATCTTGTGCCATTTATTTACTCCCTTTCTTTTTAAGTTTTGGCTTATCACTAGGCTGAACCACTTCAACCCCTAAGTGATCTAAAATCAATGCGACATTATCTCGCAGCTCATCAATCGCTACTGTATGGAGCATCTGAATATCGTCAATATCTTGCATCCAGTCGCCAATATTATCGAACCCTTTCCGCAAGTCTTTTAGTTCTTTTTTGTTGATGCCTAACTGATCCCAGGCGTCGTTATTTGCGTCTATCAGCTTGTCAACCGTTTTGTCGGTCGCTTTTAGCTTGGCGTTTAACAGTTTGTACTTTCCTAGCATTTAATCCTCCTTTAATGCTTTAGATATATCAACGACATCGTGCTTGTAATGAACCCACGGCCGCTTGCCCTGCACTAACCGTTCAGGATCTAGGTGGTGAATTTGCAACTCTTTCGTGTTAATCCCGTACTGCTTAAGGATGTAAGCGTAAAAGGACAGCTGCAGCCAGTACTCGCCGAGCTGGGTGTTGTTAACGTCTTTCTTAAATGGGCTATCCTTTTCTTGGTAAACACGCTTCGTCACTGAGTCATTCGACTTCCAGTCATGAATGATTACCGTGTTTTTGTCAACTACTTCTAGTAGGTCGATAGCTCCGCAGAAGCGCAACCCCTCGTGCCAGATAAATTGCTCAGGCAAGTAATTGCCAGGGCCTAGGTCTTCTACTGCGCACTTAACGATATAGGCAAAGAATGGGTTTTTACTAAGCGCTTTATTTACTCCATCTTTACCCTTGATCTTCTCGCCGACTTTATGGTGGTTATAGTAAAGCTCCATCGCGGCGTGTACTGCAGTGCCATAACCGGTAGCAATATCAGCCTTCATATCCCACGTGGCTTCTACTTCTTCACGCTTAACACCCTTCTCCCGTTCGTAGTAATCAAGCACTCGCTCTTTGTCTTCATCGGTAAACTGCTTGAAAAACTTACGAGGGAAGCGGCTACCCGACATGTAATGGGGCAGGTAAATATGCCCGTTGTCTACACCTACTGTAATCTCCCGCCCGAGTACCTTAGATTTGTATATGGTGGGGTTCTTCAAATTCGCCTCCTGAGGTGTCTGAGAGGCCACAGTACCGTTCGTAGCCTCAGAGGTGGGTTCTTGCTCGTCTTTCTCGTATTTGAGGCAAATATTCATTCCCAGGTTCTTGCCTTTATCCCCGCCGGTTACTTCTGAGATTTTAATCTCTACTTCTCGGCCGGCGTCTAAGGCTTCGGCGATGTCTTTGTTCTTATCTTTGGCGATATACCCAACTGGATACCATTTGCCTTTGATGTCTACGTCCACTGCAACTGCTCGTGGGTCATATTGGTTTTCAGGCTCTCGCCTAACCCGGAGGCTCTCGTTGCCCTCTAGGTGCGCAAGTATATCTTGGCGGTTTTCAAATGTTGTGCCAACGATCTTGCTGTGGTAATTTACTTCCTTCATGTTTTCAGTATACACCCTAGCAATATTCTAGTCAATAGTCAGTGTCATGTAATATTTACAACGTGCTATATTGCTAGTGAGGCCTCACTCCTCTCTCTTTCACCCCGCTATTCTTGGCGGGGTTTTTTCTTTGCTTGATCTTTGCAGTATCTGGTCAATCATTTGCGCTTCATCTGACATCTTAAAAGCCATTTTGTTTGCTCCTTTAATGTAAAGACCATCTAAAGAAACAACGCGACTCAGCGCAACATATCCTTGGCCCGGCACAAACGCTTCAGCTAAATCAATCTCAGCGGCGTCTAATGTCATTCCTTGGCTTTTATGCACTGTAATAGCGTACGCGAGCCTTAGCGGTATCTGGGTAACTGCGCCAAGAGTAATGCCTTCATTACTTACTTCCCAAGTATCAGGATTTACAACAACCTCATCACCGTGGAAGTCTACAACTGGCAGCCCATCCTCTAATGCGACAACCTTACCAAGCGAACCGTTATGGTACAGTCCCTCGCTATTGTTCTTGGTGGCAATGACAGGTGCGCCGACTTTTAACTCGAGCAGTTCGGGGCTTTGTATTGACCCCTTTAAACCGTTAATGATATTTAAGTCACCCTTTTCCGTCATCATATAGAAGATAGAGCCACCCTTAAGTTTCTTCAGCTGATTGGCGTTCTCGCTGTCTACCTTTCTATTAAGGGAATACAGTCGTGGCACTTGGCGATTGGGCTTAACCATTCTACTTTGAATATAGGCTATATGGCGCTTAAAGAGACTCCCGTCGCGGACTCCTTCGAGCAAATCGCGCAATCGGTCATCCTTTTGGCGATACACCTTAGTGAGGTAACAGCTCCTAATATTAAGTTCGTTCCAGACCTTGCTATTAGTAATGAATCTACCCTCAACTGGTGGCAACTGATAAAAGTCGCCGCACAGGATAAGCTGTATACCACCAAATGGCCGGTCATCATTACGCGCCCATCTAAGCACGGTATCTAACATGTCAAATACAAAGTCCGGCATCATACTTACTTCATCTATTACAAGGGTGGCGGTCGTTTGAAACTCTTTACGCTTTTTCTTACTAATGGTAAATTGCCAATCATCTGGCAGCTCTTTGCCTAGGCCTACCCGCGCCCAGCTGTGGAGCGTTTGCCCGTTAAGGTGGGAGGCGGCCAGCCCTGTTGTAGCTGTAACCGCCGTCTTTCGCCCCAATAATCGATTACGCTCGATGAATTGGCGTAGGGTGTGAGATTTCCCGCTATTGTGCGTAGGTAGCCAGCTATCGCCAATGAAATAGGTGTGTACGTTCTCCACCCCTATGTAGTAATACTCTTCGGCTTCGCAAACACGCCCTTTCCGTACCATGCGTGCCTCAGTCTTATACGTTTTAGTGTCGACCATGGCATGTGCGGGTACATTTCCTGCAATTGAACGCACAACTCGTGTCTTGTCGCCTGATCCCGCTTGTCGACCCCAGCGGTATTCGTGTCCCACCACCTCTGAATAGCCAGGACGTCCTCCACTGGATATTTCCTCCACGTCTCCCGTGCTTTGTCTAGCGCTGGCTTGACTCTTCCGTGGTCGTAGCCGTGTTTTATGTTGTGTTGATGTGTGCACCACTCCAAGTTCTCGACTCGATTGTCCCACGGCTTGCTGTTTATGTGATTCACCACGGGCAAGCTCTTTGGATTGGGGATCCATGTTTGAGCTACAACTCGATGTACTTTTATCGTTTTGCCATTCATTACCGTGCGCAGGTGTCCGTCCGGGTCGCTCCCAGGTTTCATTATCCCTATGTGTTTTCCCCCATTCTTCCTCAAGGTTAAAAGTCTGCCCATATTGCTCACATAGTAGTTTGAGCTGAACCCTTTCGCTTGCCTCCAGACTTCCCCAGATAAGCTGATAGAGCGGATAGTATTTTTCTCCGTCGTAGAAAGGGTGATCGTAGGTTGTTCTGATTGTCTCATTCCCATATTCAAATTCTATCATTGGTTTGGGTATGCTCCTGCATGACCCATTAAAGTTAATTTTGTTTATAGCTATCTGTTCGCCGTCGTAGGTGTAGACCTCATCGCCTACACCTAAATCCTCTATCGGCACTGCCCCGTGCGGAGTTTGCACTATCGTCCCTTTCGATAGACATCCGCCTGCTCCACAGAGTATAGCAGACTGCCCGGATAGCATTATCTCTAATGCTTCTGTTTGTTCCATCGTGCATCCCAACTGTTTTGGTGTGACTCTGCAAACTTTTTCTTTTTTGCGAGAAGCTTGCCAACCTCTTCTGCGACAAGATCGGTGTCTACCCCGTTAAGTGCCGTATACCGGTTAACGTAGACCTCTATGATATCGGTATCTCCTTTATGGATAGTGAACCACCTACGACTATGGCGAGTAACCGATAGCCCAAGCTCATCGAGCCGTTCCGCCATCTCGTCGTAATCGGGATCTGGCTGCACCCTATTGCGGATAGCGGTGGACACGTCCTCATTAATCACTTTTGACATCCAGCTCAGACTCCTCCATGTATAACCAATCTAACTCTCTTTTTACTCTTTCAATTTGCCTCTCAATCTTAATCTTAAGCCATTGTTCGTCTACCCTACGTAGCTCAACCCTACCATCTGCACTATAAATGTAGTTGCATTCGTCAGACATGAACCGCTGGTAACTTCCCAAATCAACACCGCAAGTCATAAACTCGTAGTTGACGGTGTCTGTGTCGATATAGTCAAATATCCTTACTATGTCGCCGTCTCTTAATAAAACACCTTTCATTCTCGCTCCTCAATCGGGGTAAGTGCGTACTTCGGCACAACCTCAGAAATTAGCTCGGTATATTCTTCAGAGGTATTCCACAGATCAATGTAATAATCTCCGGTGCGCGCTTCTGAGATATCCGCTAAACACTCATTAAGGTCGCCATATACATATGTAATGCCGCTTCTAAACTCTACGTTGAGCCCCGCGTCTTCGCAAAGCCCTACAAATAAACTAATGTTCATCATACCCTCTCTTTCTCTACTTTAATGTTGTGGATCCTGTCCATGAGAAGCGCCACAGCCTTAGCGCTCCGCTTACTAACCTTATCCGCGAGTTTTTTCTCGTTGGTGAATGCTATGACCGCCGAATCGCTCGATATGCCATGGATATATACCTTGTGTTCTTTGCTTAACGCCGGAATCCAAATCCTATAATAAGCTTCCTCACGATCTTTCACTGGTGTATCACCGTATTCGGCCAGTAATTTTGTCAACTGCGGCATTCTCTCTGCGCTGACGAGCCTACGCGAGCTAAAATCATACCTCGCCCACTTATCGACAGATACTGACGCGACGACCACGTCCGCTCTCTTTATTGAGATAATATTGCTGCCTCGATAGTAGCTAAATCCGAGCTTTTTAATTTCCTCTATAAACTCGCTCGTTTTCATTATAGTTTCACCTGCTTGGTGATTGCACTACGTACACCGCGTGTGTATGCCTTGGCTTGTGTAGTATCAAGCCGCCGGTTGATAGCGTCCACGATAGCTTCACGGTCGCTAATCTCTGCGAGCATCTGATCCTTGTAAGTTTGTAGCTCGCTCTCTGGCAGACCATCTACAACCTCTTGCATTTCAAACATCGCGGGCTGGACAGGCTCAGTATCAAAGTCCTCGTGCGGCTCAGGGCTGTAGCCCTTCATGGCTTCTCGTGGTAATGCCAGGTTGTCGATCATCATGTCATTACCTTGGCCGATGTGTTTCTTGTATGCTTCCATACTTTCCTCCGTTTGATGTTTACAGTGTCCGCGCAAGTGATCGCTCAGTGTATCGAACTGCGCCCACTTGTCGTTGGTTTCCTGGTTTAGTTTTGATGTGTTGTAGTTCATCCTCATCCCTTATCTACTCTTATTAATGTTATTCGCTGTTCGTTCTTATCGTACAGCCAGAGTCTCACCTCTATACCACTGGCATTCACGTCTCTTCTCATTAACGTAGACATCCTGAGATTATCATAATAGTTGAGCGCGTCGGCCAACGACGACCAACAATCCCAGCTTAGGCTCGGCGGTCTATCTGATGCACACATTTCTGCCTGGTACAGCTCATTATCGTCCATCACGACAACCTACCAATCTCATCCATGATTTTATCTTTAAGTACTTCAGTCATAACAACAGCGAAGACAGTAAGATATGGTTCTGGCGTTAGATGCATAAACCGCACGTACGCCTCAACCTGTTCTCGGGACAGTCGAGTACTGCTCACAATCTCCTGTACTTTGTATTTAGTTAGTAGCATTAACTACCCCCTCTATTGTCTTTTAATATCGTGCTCGGCACAGCTGTCCACAATAAAGCGTGTCAACCCTACAGCCAACACTATCATCGAACAGACAGCTATCAGCTCTTTATGCTCTGTACTTACCACCCCCGCTATGAATAGGTAGAATTTGTATATCGATACTACTATTGCGTAGAGCACTACTGGCAATAGTATCGCTGTCGCAACCATCGCTGTGTATCTAATTATATTCTTAATCATACATCGCCACCTTCGTTGCTAGAATACCCATACGCTCACGCGGTGTTAGTCCACCGCGCATACCGTACTCTACATCACCAGTCATCAGCGCATCTGCCAAACACTCACTTTTTACTGGGCACTCTGCACAAATCTTGCGTGCTGCGTTATAGTTGTCGTACCCATTGTAGTCGTCCACATATGCTTTGTTTTGTGGGAAGAACACCTCAGGATCTGTCTGTGCGCATAGTGCGCTGCCTCGCCATTTATTGTGCATCTGGAAAATTCCTTTCATCATCGTTAATGTTTGTCATGTTCATGCCAGCACAAAAGTCTTCTGCCTCAGCCATATCAAGTAGCTCGTTCATTGTCACTCTAGTAAGCTGCGGTGGTGCGCCAGCCATTAGCGAGCTACAGTTTTTTAATATTTTGCCGTTAATCATTTTAATCTCCCGAACAATTTATTTTCTATCATTGCAACTGCCCAGTCTGTGGCAGCAGTTGATGGTGTATCGCGATTATTTAGTTGCTTCTCTAACATGTCATATTGCGCATGGATAATCCCCATCTGGATGACGCCCATGATCTCTCTGGCCTTTATACCGTTACTGGTTGATTTGTCTAGGATCTCTAGGATTTGCTGTTTCATTCGTTCCCCTCATTAAAGCCTGTCCCGCCCCGTGTCGAGACCAAGCTCTTCATTTATAAACCACTCAATATCGCGCATCTCGTGACTATCGAATTTGCCAGCATCGCCTCTAGTTATACTAAAGGTTAGATGGCCAGCACTGCGCTCACATTCACCGGCATATAAGCGATGCCCGTTAAGTTCAACATACGCGTTATACATCATAATTCATTACTCATTAATGCACTATACAGTCTTTTGTATTACTCCATATGCTCGCTTGCCGTGATACTCTCGCTGAATATCCTACGTAAATTTACTTCAACTTCACGCATCTTTAGTTGTCCCATCTCGCCCGCTAAAGGCAGTCAGACAATCTTTCTCTTTGCGTTCGGTAAATGCGCGCAATTCTTTTAATGCCTCATTAATATGGAAGTTCACCGCTTGCATTGCATCTGAGTCCCAATTGAGACGATAAGTAGCAGCTGCTGTATCCGTTAATAGATTCGCCACCTCTTTAATGTTTGGCGCGGTCTCTCCTCCACTGTTTTCTGGCTTATAAAAATCTATTTTTGCCATTTAATCTCCTCTCTTTTAAGTTGATAATTGCCGAGTTGTTAAGCTGCTATAGCTTTTGTTCTATCTACTAATCATTATACTCCTAGTAATGAATAAATACAAGACTTTTAATGGATAAAATTAAAGAAGCTCGCCGACTCTTCAGTTGGTAGAATCCGCGGGCTTGTTAGTAGTCTATTTATTAGTTTATTAATACTTAGTTGCCTTAATGATTGCTAACGCAATATAAAGTGTTATAACCTTTGGATCGCTCGCCGCTCTCCAAAGGGCTACAACAACTAATGGTATCTCCTACACGTCAATACCATTACTTGTCTCCGCCGCTGTTGCTCAAGAACAAGTTACAGTTCATTCGTCGGCCACTCTGTGTCCTTACTCGTTCACTTACTTGTCTTTCGCTGCGCTTTTCTCTGCGTCGCCTCTCTCCCTTACGTTCGGCTCCTTGTTCAAAGCTGGTCGCTTACTCCGTAAGCTCCTATATGTATTTATTGTACCACACGTATCTCGATTTTTGATGTATTTTTTACATCAACCTGTGGAAAACTCGCCATTTAACAGGGGTAGAAAAATCTCAAAAAAGTCTCGAAAAACTCTTGACAACTTTTTACCATAAGCACTAAAAAGCTAGTTATAACATAACGTGTCAAGTATAAGCAGTATAAAGCAAAGAAAAAGAGCCAGCTATTGCTGACTCTCTATGATCCTCAAATGCGCCCTAGCCATGAACTTTGCGGCGTCTTTGAGTGGTAGTTTATGGGCCTTCTCATCAAACGGGAACACCCATCTATCTAGCTCTGCGAACTGGGCCGGGGTGATACCTGCACGGTACTTAACCCTGTTTATCTCAACGATGTCCCAATGCGCAACCTTTACTTGCTTCTTTTTACTTCGCATTCGTACCAGCTAGAATTGTCCTTGCTAAAACTTTCACATTTATCTTGCTTATACTCAGCGACGCCTTGCGCCTTAATTGAGTCAATAAAGCCTTGATACTTAAGTGTACCGACAACCCCGAGTACTACTAGCAGTACCCCGGCGAGGCCTGCCGCCACCATTTTAGCTGTATTTTTGTTAACTGTTACCTTTTTACTCATCTCTTTTTCCTTGTTTGTTTTAATATTCACCCGCACCAAATCCTAGATCGTAGTAGAATCGCTGGGTATTATCAAGTTTGACTTTAACTGTCTTTCCCCACTTTGTGGCTGCAATTGGCTCAATCATCTTAGCTGGGTGCAGCGCGTGGATCTTTTTAGAGACTTCACGCCAATGCTCATACTTAGCCTCTAGCTCAAGTGTCATGTCTGGATCGTACATGTCCCGATCAATCTTGCCCTCTACCTCGTCTAGGTAAGCCATTAACTCGCTATCTGTCATTCCTCATTCTCCTTTTCTTTTGCCAGTAAAGGCTTGCCCAGTACTGGCGATTGCTTGATTTAATAGTAGGCTTAAGCTTTTTAGCCTTATCAGTGATTGCCTCCACATAGCCCGGGAGCTTTCTATCCTCCTCGGAGACGATAAAGCTAATTACCTTTTGCCCGTCGACCTCTAACACTTTTGGTGGAGATACTAGGTTTTCTAACCCAGCAACCTCTCCAAATAGTGTTAGTTGCCCATCAGCTAGCCTGGCCAGGTTTCTTAAGAGTCATCGGCATGACTATGTAAATGCCGCGCTCACCCTTAAACACCATTGGTTTTGTCTCCCCGTAAAGGTTGACTGTTAAGCTATCTTCCCCGTTAAGGTCTTGTATCACCTTGAAGAAGTCAGCATTGAACCTCATTCTTGCTTGTCCTACTGGCTCACCCTCCAAGTAAGGAGTAATAAGACTCATGTAATCGGGAAACTTAGTGGTAACATTCCGCCCGTTGTCCATAATCTCGGCTACCTCATTAACTCCGAATAGATCAGACACCCTACTTGTCATTGCTTTATGGGAGGCCTCTAAGTCAATCCGCGCAATTTGGCGGCCAACCCATTCGTCTAAGCCGTCAATAAACACCGCAGCTAGCATTACCCCATTGGTGCCCACTAAGCAGGTTTTACCCTTAATTCGGTCGATAAGTATATTGGTAAGCGCTGGGCGGTCTTTACCTTTATATACAACCTTTAAGAATGCTCCTAGTTGTTTTTTGTTCACAATACCTCCATTACTAGTAAAATAACCATTACTGTTGCCCAGGTAATCATTGCATAGGCTAGAAAGTGCCAAAAGATTACCCCGGCTAATGCTAATGCTCCACCGATTACTGGCACTTTGTATAGCATCTCAAGCGTCCAGTTAACAAAATCTGCGAAGTCTTCAACAAATTTAGGCGATCCTGAGTAAGGCAACATGCTAATCCTCACACCCATACTGCTTACACCAACCATTATCTTCATACTGATTTGCCTGCATAATCTGTTCTCTCGTGTCGTTATGGTAGTGCACATCTAGCCGCGCCCGCTGAATGGCTCGCTCGTCCTGTACGTGTTGTGGTGGGTTGTCAATCGCCGCACCCCGTACTGCTAAGCTTGCAATTTGAACTGCAACCATAATCGCGATAATCCACAAGACGCCCCGTAATACCGCCTTTGCCTTACTCATAGCTGTTACCTCTCTTTCTATTTCGCTTTTTAAGGGTACTCAGAGGCCCTACAATCGTTCCTAGCTCAAAAGACGGTAGTTTATCCATCTCAGCTTTATAACTCTATTCTAGGGCCTTTAAATAGCTTATACTTATTTAAGGTCAATTTTGTTAATTTCGCAGACAAGAGCGATATACTCACTGACGGTTAGCTTTTTCATCTTCGTAGTTCTCCTTAAGTTCTTTCATCTGCTCATCGACAAAGTCCATGATGTCGCTTAGTTCCATCTCCTCTAAGAGGGTTTGTACACCAAACTCAGCTACAACCTGGGTTGGATCAACCCCGCTCAGCACTACTGATTGGTCTTTAGTGTCAACCTCCACCTTATCGGCGTAGATCTGGATAAAGTTAAACTTGTTCATAATGTTCCTTTCGTTTACTTTCATTTTGCAAGTAATGTATTGTTTAGATTACCGAGTAGTCGCGGCGTTCCATATCCCTAAGGACTCGGCGGCGCTCCCACCAGATGTTAAATGCTTCGACTAGTTTGTTCTTAATGTTGTTCATGATAATTATTCCTTTCGTTTGATAGTTTGTTGTTCGAGTTGTTAAGGTTTCGTTTCGTTCCGGCGGCTGCCGTTCGTTTAACTGTCCTCAGTATAGCGCAAATATTTTGAATGTCAACAACTTTTTGAAAGATTTTTAGACTTTTTTGCTCTACCCCTATAAAGCCGGCGTTCTTCTTCCTTTTAAGGCTTATCAGTATTGCATCTATATTTCAGGTGTGATATACTTATAGTAAGAGTTATATGTAGTCTCTTTTAATAAAACTACATTGTACCTTTCATTTTAGGAAACGGCATGCGGATTTATAGGCAGTTATCCTTTAAGAGATAAACCGCTGCATGTCGGGCGGATCATTAACCACGCTAGATGCAATCTGCTAGCGTTAATTGACATTAGAGCCGAACACCTTGTTAGGTTAATAGGAAATCTCTAGTAAACGATTAATGAAAAGCCGCGCAACAACATACGAAACCTGCGAAGGGGCAACGTGTCTTTCTTATCTTTCTCACGACCCCGATAACTGGTGGCTATACCAAATGGCTATAAGTGGCAAGTAGTATGACCAATAACCAATAATGTCTGTCGGTAGGAAGAGGAGAACCCTGCGCTGGTGTAAAAGCTGGTGTTGTACGGGAAAAGGAACCGGGGTTCAT